TCTAACGCCTGACATTAATGCTCAAACTAATATTCAACTACACATAATTGCTCAAATGCCTTTAGATGATTTGAACACTGCATTAGATGTTCCAGACTTTCCTAATGAATGGATGAATTGTTTGGTGTGGAGTCTAGCTGATCAGTTGTCTCTTGAGTATGGTGTGCCTATGAATGCTAGGCAAGAGATTACTCAACGAGCTGTAGCCTACAAAGGTTTGCTTGTTGATTGGGATGTTGAGGCTTCTAGTACATTCTTCCAACCTGATTTTCGTTCTTCTAATAACAACTCTTATGGGCGGTAAGCATGGCTACAGAACGTATACCGCTTACCCAACCCATTGAAAGCAGAACAGGTAGTTTTGCTAAAGACTCCTATTCATCTAATTGTTTCTTTGAATCTAGGGATCAGAAGCGGGAACTTGTTAAACGTCCTGGTCTTGTGTTTGCCAAACAAATAGTATCTGTTACTCCTCCTGCTTCTACACCTAGTCAAGGACTTGTAGAATTTAATGATAAGCTTATTGCTGTTATTAATAACACGATATATCGAATCAATCCTAGTTCTTCGTATGCTGTTACGACTCTAGGTACTACGTCTGCATCAACTAGCCAAAGCTATTTTGTTAAAACATTTCTAGATACCTATTTATTTTTTCATAACAAGGTTACAGGTTACTTATACAATCAGGCTGGTGCATCTGTAGCAATGACTACGTTGCCTACAGCACCCTATGTGTCTGGAGCTGTATCTTTAGACAACTATATATTTTTAGCTACTAGTACTAATCGTATTTACAACTCAGCAGTTGGTAATCCAACTTCTTGGGGAGCTTTAGATTACGTAACCTTTGAGCAGAGCACTGACAATCTTGTTGGTATTGCTAAACATTTAAACTATCTTGTAGCTTTTGGTTCTACTAGTATGCAGTTCTTTTATGATGCTGCTAATGCTACTGGTTCTCCTCTAGCTTTAGCTCCTAGTTATACCTCTGATATTGGTTGTGCTTCTGGGGATAGTATTGTTTCTACTAGTAACACAGTATTGTGGATAGGTACTACTAAAACTAATAGTCGTTCTGTCTATATTATGGATGGAGTATCCGCTGTTAAAATATCTACGTCCTCTATAGATAGACACTTAGAAGCTGATAATCTTAGTCAAATAACTGCTTATTGCTATACCATTAGTGGTCATAGTTTGTATGTTCTGACTCTCCATAATACCCAAAAGACTTTGGTGTACGATTTGAATGAGAGGATGTGGTACACATGGACTCAATATTCTATTCAGTCTACTGGGCAACCTAATGCAGGTACTTACCAAGAGTCTTATTTCCGTCCTTCTTTCTTTACAACACTGAGCAATATTGCTTATGTCTTAGATGACGATACAGCAACCCTGTATTACTTTGATGTAGACATTTATCAAGATAACGGACAAGCCATCTACTGTCGTACTGTTACGGACATCTCTGACAATGGAACTACTAAACGTAAGTTTTATGGAAGGTTAGAGATTATTGGGGATAAAGTATCTGGTGGGACTATGCAGGTACGACATACAGGTAATGATTACAACACTTGGTCTACTTATAGGTCTGTTGACCTAAATGCCTCTAGATCAGAGGTGTATCTCAGTGGTGCTGATAGACGTAGAGCTTGGGAATTTTTGTGTACTAGCAATGTTCCTTTACGTCTTGATGGGGCTGAAGTTGACTTTAGGATTGGTGAGATGGATCAAGAACAAGCTGTTGGTGGTGGTCGATATAGGAGATAACATTGAATAATGCTGTAGAAATTGTAAGTTCAGTTGTTGCCCGAGAGGGGCTTAATCTTCAGACTACAGAAGGCAAGATGGCTTTAGGTAAAGCTTTGCTTGAAACTGAACAACAAGAGATTTCTACTATCCATAGGTTTGGGGGTGGTCTGTATATCCGTGAGGCTCATTACCCTAAAGGAACACTTGTAGTTGGCTTAGAACACGTTTCTGAGCACATGAATGTACTGCTCAAGGGTAGCCTACAGGTCATAGATACTGATGGTGCTCCCCAGACTTTAACGGCTCCCCATATGTTTGTGGCTAAAGCTGGAAGTAAATTAGGACTTACATTAGAAGATGTTGTATGGCAAAATATCTATGTGTCTAACAGCACAGATGTAGCGTACCTAGAATCCACTTTGTTTGTTATTCCTAATGATCTTAAGGAACATCAAGCAAAACAACTAGCTGAGCGTTACCCACTGCATGAAGAAGATCGCCAAGACTTTTTAGCAATGGTTGAAGAATCTGGTTGGACTGTTGAAGACATCGAGCTAGTATCTAAGCACAGAGAAGATTGCATTCCTTTTCCAGATGGTAGCTATAGCATATGTGCTGGTAACTCCCCCATCCAAGGCAAGGGTATGTTTTCTACTGCTGCTATCCCAATCAACAGCATTATTGCACCTATGAGACTTGGTAATTGTAGAACTCCTGCGGAGTATCTAATCAATCACTCTAAGAATCCTAATGCAGTAGTGTTTAAAAACAATGTGGGCGATATGTTCTTAGTAGCAAATAAGAACATTAGAGGAACTCCAGGGGGAGATCAAGGTGAAGAGATCACTATCGACTATAGGCAGGTTATGAAAATAAACAATCTTTGGAAGGGAAACTAAATGTCTGGAGCATATGTATCATTAGCCGTAGGCATCAACTCCTTAACAGGTGGTGGCATCACTGATGCGTTAGGTATGGGTGGAGATAAGGGAGCAGGTGCTCAAAAAGCTGTTGATCCCTTTACTTCTTATCGTGGCAAATTAGGACAGATGTATTCTGGCTATTTAACTGGTAAAGACCAAACAGACATCACCAAAATGCCTGGGTATAGTCAGTTTCAAAAGGGGGTAATGAACCCTGCTTTAGAAGCTTCTAAGCGGAGTTCTGCTGCATCTGGAATGTTGAGATCTGGTAACGAGCAAATAGCTCTACAAGACATTGGTCAGCGTGGCTACTATGGTTTTATGACTGACTATCTTAATCGTCTTGCTACTGGTTCTGGTGCTGGTTATGCTCCTGCTCAAGGTGGTTTAGCTGGTATATCTCAGAGCAATCTACAAGACCAAGCTTTTATGCAGGGTCTTGGTGGTACAGCTCAAGCTTTGAGTCAAATATATAACAGAAGTAATTACGCAGGTCCAACATTTACAGATTCATATCAAGCATCAATACCTGTAAATAATGAAACTTCTGGTTATTATGTTAACAACTAAGGACACACTGTTATGGCATTAATGATGACCGACCTAGCTACTGGTAGTAGAGCTGCTGAACAGTTTCAACAAGACATAGCTGAAGCTCCCTATGTAGGAGACATTACTAAAACAGGTGCTGAACGCAAGCTGCAAGAGAATCGTCTTGCTCTTCAATATGCTCCCGATGAAGCTGCTGCTAAATTTGAAAGAGCGCAACTTCTAAGAGATCAAGAGCGTATTAACGCTTTGTATGCTCCTACTGCTGCTGCTACTAAGCAAGCTGAAGATACATACAGACTTCAAGAGCAAATGAATAGAGCAGCGGCTGTTGAAACAAAAAGATTGTTTGATGAAGCTAACTATAAAGCTGATACTGAATCTACCGATAAATTTAAAACGTGGATGGCTAGTGATGATGGTGTAAAAGCTAATGACATCCAACGTCTTGAGAAGGCTGCCCAATTTAAAGCTGAAGCTGGTTTAACTAAAGAAGCTGCTGCGTTATATACACAAGTAGAAAGTCTTAACACTAAAGAAATTGCTAACAAAGCTAAAGAACTTACTGCTGCTAATGAAAGTATTGCTAGTGCTCGTGCTTTAATTAAAACCATACCTGACGAAGAAGTGGCTGACTATATAAAGCGTTTACCAGACAACCTACAAAAAACTATTACCAATAGAGTTGGTGAAGAAAACTGGAATAAGCTTAATGGCAAACAAAAGAAAGATGTCCTTGAGACTCTTTTTCAAAGTGCCAAACAACAAACTTCTATGCAGATTAAAGAAGTTGAAAAAGAAAAAGCAATAGCTGTTGCTGAAGAAACTACTAAACGTAGTAACTATAGAGCTAACAAACAAGCTGAATCTAGGGGTAAGGGTAATGGTAGCAACAACACTAAAGCAGATGCACAGAACTTTTCTAATGTGATGAAAGTTGATGAGCGTTTTGAAAAAGCAAGTAATAAAGGACTTGAAGCTTTAGATAAGAAAGTTGCTGCTGCTGAAAAAACTATGGTTTCAGAGAAGGCCAAGTGGTTTAATTCAGAAAATGCTGATGCTGCTTCTACTGCTTACACTCAAGCTGTAGCAGACAGAAATACTTACGCTAAAAAACAACTTGAAAAACGTATTACTGTTGTTGAGTCTGCTCCTGATTACTCTGGTAAAGAAACCTATCTAGACAGTCTTAGAACAGAACTATCTTTGTATGGTCCTGTTGGTGAACCTCCTCCTGCTAAAGAAGGTAAGGCTGCTCCTGTTGCTGATAAAAGAAGTACAGAAGGCAAACTAGAAAAACCTGCTGGCAAATCAACTGTTCCTAGTAATGTTAAAACGCATGATGGGTATCCTGCTAGAAAAAATGCTGATGGTAGTTACTCTACTGAATTGAGCATTACAGTTACCAATCCTAAATTAAATAGTGGTAAACCAACTAACATTCCTTCCTTATGGAAAGGAAAAGAAGTTGATGAAAACACTGCTATTGAAAATGCTTTAGCTAGTGGTAAGAAGTACGATAGTTTTTCTACCATCCCTGAAGCTGTAAATGCTGCTAAAGAAAAATCTAAGGCAGGTGGTGCGGGTGTTACTAGTAACAAACCTGCTGCTG